GACTGGTGTTGTTCCAAACTGATCCAGTGGGACGTGGTGAAGTCTGTGTTGAACCCCAACGTGGAGATTGATAGCTGTAGCCTGGGAAATATTCAGGAGTCAAATACTCTTTATTTGAAAGACCCAACGCAGTCAACAGTGCTGCGCTATTATTAGGACCAGTTTGAATACTGATTAGGCCGCCATTCTCTGGTCCGGTGCTACCATCGTTAGCAGCAGTAGAATCAGCGTACAGAGCCAGGCAGCCGCCTACTACTCCAGCCGAAACACCAGTAATACTTGCAGCGTTGATCGTGTCAGCAAACCCAGTTACAGTGTTAACTGAGTCAACTGTAACTAGTTGATCATTAATGTACATATCACTATAGACCGGCAAGGACTCTGGAGAGTTGGTTCCCACTACTGTGGGCCAGCTGACTTTCCACTCATCGCTACCAAGAACTACCCAGGTATTGTCACTGTTTTTGTAGTAACCGATGTTTTTGGTGCTGGTTGTGACCACTGCATAATCGCCAATGCTACCAACAGTATCTAATGGAATGTCGCTGCCATCCACTTGATCAGCATCGTTAAGAACCAATGGAGTTTTGACAGTGAAAGCGCCAGTGGTTTGATTCCATTCTTGGATGCCCCAGGTAGTGGTGCTGGTGTCTAGCCAGTAAGTACCGTTATTTGGAGAACCTTTTGGACGGGTCAAGCTGGCAGCAAGTTCGCTAAGATCAATGTCTACACGTTGAACATAAGCACGGTTGCTGATTCCCAAGGATGAATAAGCGGCCAACAAGCCGTATTCGTTGAGTTCATAGCCATTGATTGGGGTACCAGTTGTGGTGTTGTAGAAGAACGGTACGCCAAAAGTGGCAGTTAAATCACGCTGACTGGTGATTAAATAAGTTTTGTTTGCGTTTGCAGCAGTTGTACCAGCAGCAACTCCCACGCCTGTGCCAGAAACTTTGTTCTGAGCTGTAGCAATAACAAAGTATGGTACTGTGTTAACTGCTGATGGGATATATTGACTTTCGTCAATTACTGTTACTTGTACGCCAGGTGATACTAGAGCCATGGTTGAATCCTTTTCAAGTTCTAATATTTATTAGCAACCGCTAAAAAGTAGCCGTTATGTTTCCCTTTGCAAAGGTCCATTTATAAATACCGCATGAATAGACCTATATGCAAGGCCTGTGGGCAACGACACAGTGCTGTAAACTACCTCAAAGAGGGAGTACCACACTACAGATCCAGGTGTGATGTTTGCATCAAAAAAGGTAAAAAGGCTCGGGCGACAGTGCCGCGCTGGCAATCAAATGGCTACAAGAAAAAACCCGCATGTGACAAATGCGGGTTTAGAGCAGCTCATCCAACACAGTTGTTGGTGTATCACATAGACGGAAACTTAAACAATTGTGAGCTTAGGAACCTGCGAACAGTTTGTCTTAACTGTGTGGTCATGCTCAAACGCTCTAATGTTACTTGGCGACCAGGGGACCTTGAGCCAGATTCTTAACCTGCTCATACAAGTGGTCCAAGGTGCTGTTGTTGTCTAGCACAGCATCAAATTTAGTGCCAATCCAAGACGTTTCTGATGCGTGGATTTTGAGATTTTCCAGGCGCCGCTTGCTCAAGGCCCAACTGGTATTGCCATCAGGACCGCGATTGGCACTCAACGCAGCTTCGTACCACTCGGGTTCGGGACCACGTACCACACGCACCACAATGCCCCCGGCACGTTTGATAGCTAGAATTTCATTGGGGAATCTACAGTCACTGATTACCACATCATCTTGGCTGTTGCGCAGTTTGTTTTCCAAGCTAGCAATCCAAATGTCGTCATGAAATGCTTTACGGCATACATCTGTGCCCCAGTATTGCAAGATCCAACGTGGGGTGAGATTAGGCATGCCCAGTCTAGCGGACCACCACGGATCCACTTGTTCGCGCCATTCACGGGCTTGTTTTGTGCGCCCTTCCAGCATGGTTCTATCCCAACCAAACACCTGGGCCACAGCATCTTTCAAGCTGTTGGCAAAACTTTCTCTGCGAAAATGGTGCAAGTTCACAAGATAATCAGCGGCAGTGTCTTTGCCGGCACCAATCAAACCACAGATTCCAATAATCATCGAAGTTCCTTTATTTTGAGGTGTTTGAGAGTTTGTTGTAATAGTCCAATTTGCCTGCGGCAATCTTCCAAGGCATGGTGACTTGTGGGAGGCTTTGGTAAATCAGGCCAAAGAGAGAACACTGTTCTACTATCCCGTACTTTGTAATATTGCCAAGGAATTGGTTTTCCATAACTTTTGTAAGCATGCTCTAATATTGTCATATCAAAAGTTGGCCCTTGACTCCACAAAAAGTTGCTCTGCCATATTAGTTTACCAAGTTCATCTAATGCTTGGTCCAATGGTATTCTATCTTCTTCAGCAAATGCTTCGGCTTGGGCTTCGGGCTGAGTTGCCCACCAGGACACTGTGCTATCATCGATAGTGCGATTTTCTTGGCTTTCTAATGTAAGTCTTGCATAGAAATGCCTGTCAAAATGCCCATCTCCAAACGGGTCAAACGATTGGGCCGCAATAGTTAATATTGTAGCAGCAGGTGCTACTCCGAGAGTTTCAATGTCTATCATTAGGCTTGCCATACGCAATTATATTGTTCTGTTGGATATAAATCAAGCGTAATGGTAAATAAAGTGCGGATCGCGATACACCACATATCCACCCGCTCTAACAGTTGTAAAGGAACTATCAGCATGTCTACTTATACAAACAAATTCTATGTCTATGCTTATCTCCGAAAAAGTGACTTAACTCCATATTATATTGGAAAGGGTACAAGGGGCAGGGCCTGGGCAAAGGATCACAATGTCAAAGTCCCTGAGGACAAATCTAGGATCGTTATCCTTGAGAATAATTTAACCAATATTGGCGCATTAGCAATTGAACGCAGAATGATTCAATGGTACGGCCGCAAAGATCTAGGTACAGGAATTTTGCGAAATCTAACGGATGGAGGAGATGGTAGCTACAACACTATTCCTTCAGCTAAAAGAAAAGCAGCAACTATTAAATCAAATCAAGAACGAGTATGGTTAGAGGAATCAAAAGAAAAACTAAGAAAAACTAATATCGGAAAAACATACTCTAAAGAAACCAATGCTAAGAAGGGCACAACTAAAAATCAAAAATGGGTGCATAAGCCAGACACCCTTGTTTCAATGAGAGTATTCGAATACCAACTAGAAAATTACTTTTTAATGGGTTGGAGTAAGGGAAGAGGGCCAGGAGTAGAACTAAATCATAATTCTGGCAAAAAATATATTAGAAATCCTATCACAAATCAAAGAAAAATGGTAATGCCCAAGGATATTAACAAGTATCTTGCTAACGGTTGGGTTACTGGAATGTATTAACCAATTACCCAGGTCAAGGGCTGTGAATTATCTACATAATTTTTCAATTGCTCAATCAAGGAATCCATTTGTGTTTGAGCTTCGGATTTCATGGCAGTGCCGTTTAGGTGACCACCACCTTGTGGTCCAGCAATGGTGCTAAACTTTTCACGAGCTTCACCAATGATCATTTTACAGTTGGCGACCATGTAATCACGTATCCACTGACTGATTTGGAAGTCCGATAGCAAGTTGATTTCAGGCTTCAAATTGTAAGTCCAAATCAACACAGCTTCGCCGGTGTTCTTGGGGTCACGCATCAACTGCAACTTCTTGGTCACGGGGTTGAATGTGTAGTTGAAATAGCCACCAAACATACGTGCAGCCAATTCAGTATACTGGCTGTAAAAGTCGTAAGTAGCAAGACCACCTGCTACGTTAAAGTTCATTAGATAAACTTGCAAGCTGGCTTGAGCAAATGGGTCAAAGTTTGACGCAAAGGGACCTGTGGCGTCGCCAAAAGTTCTGCGGAAACATTGGCGCACACTGATTACCTCTTGGGGCAATGTGTAGATGTTTTCGTCCTTGACCAGAGTAAAAAAGCTGTAGCTTTCTTCGTATGCGGCATTGGCACGTTGGCGATAGGTGCCAATTGTTTTTTTATATGCGGCTTCGTAGTGGCTAGGATCTAGCTCAAGGTCAATGATATCTCCGCCCAATTGCAATTGGACATATTCAATTAGATTTTGTTTTAACGTGCTAAGGGTATCTTGTGCCATACAGGGACTCCAGGTCCCTGTATTTAGCTTACCAACTGCGCAGGATTACCAAGTTTTCGGTACCTCGAGCATTCCATGCAGTTTCTGTTGTGGAGAGATCTTTGAAGATCTTACGTGCAGCCGGCTTGCCTGCGGCACTGATAGCCTTGATGGTTTCTGCTGGCTTGCGCACAGTTTTCTGCACAGTTTCCACGGTTGAGAAACCAATTACAGCATTGTTCTTGATGGTAAACGCTTTGGTATACTCATCTGCAACAATGTGAATCAACTTGCGCTTCTTGGTGTCATACAACCATGCTTCAGCCTTGTCCACTAGGGCAGTGGCCGGCAGTGACTTCAGCTTGAGTTCAGCAAATTCTGCAAGAACCTTGAACTTGGCTGCTTTCTTTTCCGGGCTTACAGGCTTGACCTTGCGTGGCTTGCGTTCCACTTTCTTGATCTGCACATAAGCACCGCAGTCCGAAATCACAGTTTCACAGAACTTCACAATGTTGCGAAGTTGGATCTTGCTGAAATGTCGATAGCCTTCGGCAAGATCACCGTCCCGGCCTGCAACCACAGTTTCATATTCTTCCAGCTTGCGTTTCCAAATGTCGCTAATAACGTAGATCAACTGCGGAGCAATATTCATGCTACGGATCAAGCTGACAGGTTTGTAGTCTGCAGACATCTTGGCACCTGCAGCCAAGAATTCGTCAAACATGCCGTCCAGTTCACCAGCACATTCTGAAACTTTTTCACGCAGCCGGTCTTGGATGTTGGGACGAGCAGGTGTATCTTCTTCTACAACTTCTTCTTGACGTTGTTCTTTTAAGGTCAGCAGTTCAGCAATCAAATTGTCCAGTTTGATTTGCTCCTGCTCGGACAATTCCAAGCCCATGAGACTCATGCGGCACAACCAACCAGTGGTCAATCGAATTTGGCTGTCGCTGAGAGCACGAATCTTCTTGGCATCTTTTGTGCGCTCATGCACATCTAGATATTGTGCAATCATGTCCTTGGCGTCTTTTTTGCCGTAGAAATAGTTGTACCAACCAAATGCATAGCTCAGTGCACTGATGCGACCCTCAACGGGTTGGGTTCGCCACGTGGGCTCGATGCCCACGTATTTGGTGTCGGGGCTACGGGGATTCAGCGGTTTGATTTTAAATGCGATTGTCATGTTAGTCCTTACTTAGTTTTAGGCAAGTGCTTTACAGCATCAAAAATCTTGAGAGCACGATTGATGTCAAAATTTTTGTGTTTGTACATGTATGCCTTTTTGCGCTCTGCAATCTCAAGAGCAGCCATTAGTTTCCACTTGGTGTCAAAATCTGACTTCATGAGCATGCGACTCATGTCTGCAATGTCTAGCGCATACTCTACCCATTTTTCCGTTGCTTTAACTTTGTCGTAAGGCACAACGGCTTTAGACCGGTTAGTGGCGGAATATTTTGCAACAAAATTGATAGCCTGCATAACACACCTCTTTGTTGAACAAGTGTGTATTATAGCACGTCAGGGTTTTTTGGTCAAGTCAGCAGAAAGTAGTACTAAAGTTAGATCCATTTCGTTGCGGAACGTGATCCAATATGGCCGAACAGCAT